GCTCCGCGAGGGCTGCCGCGTCGGCGCAGCGGTTGGCCGCCGCCGCCGCCGCCGTCGTGGCTCTTGATCGGCAGGAGTGGCACTCGGGGCGCGTGCAGAGCGGGCCCTACGACAACCCGCACCCGGACTATCCGCACCTGCACCGGTACTCGGTTCAGGCTGAGGTCACCACGGAGTCTGAGCGCCTCGAAGTAGACTAGAGCCAAGCCCGCCCGAGGTGCGGGGACCCCGCACTACAAGGAGGACTGAATGCCCGTCAACGGCAAGAGCGATGCCTCAAACGTCATCGCACCCAAGCCGATGTCCGTCATCGGCGGTGTGTTCGTGTGCACTACCGAGGACGCCAAGAAGATCACCGCCCACGTTGACCTTACCAATGCCCCGACCGGGGTGACGCTGGAGGCCATCGGCTACTTGACGGATTCCGGCCCGAAGCGCTCCATCTCCAACTCCACCTCAAAGGTGAAGGCGTGGGGCGGCGACGTCATCCTGTCCACCCGTGAGGGCGCTGAGGCGACAGTCGAGATTCCGGTCGCCGAGTACCTGAACATCACCGGCCACAAGCTCGTTTACGGCGACGCCAACGTCACCAAGACGGGCAAGAGCATCAACATCGTCGGCAAGCTCAACGAGATTCCGCCCCACCGCGGAATCGTGGTCATCGTCAACACCGACGTTGCCAGGGGAACCATCGTCTACGACGACGCCCAGGCCGTTATCGATGGTGATGTCGAGATGAACGGCAAGGACATCATGGCCAACACCCTGAAGCTCGACCTGTTCCCGGTAGACGGGGCGTTCTACCGCGAGTTCTGGGTCAAGAACTGACACACCCAAGCACCAACCGAGAGGATCACACAATGACTAAGCCCGCCGCCGGCGCCTTCCTCGTCCCGGGAGCCAAGGCCGACAAGGCTGAGAACCGCTTCATCTTCCGCCTCCCCGGCGAGAAGGAGGACCGGTCGATGCCGCTCTTGAAGCACATCAAGGCGTCTTACCGCCGTCGCCTCTCCGAGGTGTCTCGACGCCTGAAGGATGAGGACTCCTCTGAGGACGCTCAGGCGCTCGCCCGCCTTGAGGCCGAGGCGATCCAGTTCGAGATCATCGAGGACTGTTGCCCTGGTCTGACTGACGTCGTTTCCAGCGACCAGCTGGAGGCGATCATCACCGCTTGGGGAGAGGCATCCGGTACCTCTGTGGGGGAATCCTCGGCCTCCTGACGGAGGCCTACCGCTACGAGAACGCGGTGAGGTCTGACTTGCTTGGGATGGGGCGGTCACTCGACGACGTGTGGAGTGGCCGCCTCTCCTGGCGGGACCTCAAGGCATATCTCGTCAGCCCGCCGATGGGCTCATGCCTGGCCGTGGCCCGCGGATCGTGGTCGCCGAATGAGCACATGCAGTCGCTCATCGTGCACCTGCTGCGCGTCCTGTCCTGGCAGACCGCCGGTGACAAGCGCGTGGACCCGCCCGAGTACATGCCAGTGACCAACCTGATCCGCCCGCCCGAGAACGACACAGACAGTGCCACGCCATACGGCGAGGGCACCTCGATTGACGAGATGCGCCGCATCCTGAACCTACCGGAGGACATCGATGGCTGACGGGCCTAAGCTCGCGACCGCGTACTACGAGCTCATTGCCGCGGCCCCCGGTGCCGAGAGGCAGATCACCGACGCCATCATCCCTCCGGCCAAGAAGGCCGGAGAGGAGGCAGGCAAGGAGGCTGGGGAGAAGATCGGTGAGGGCGGTGCCGACGGAGGCTCTAAGTTCGGGGGCCTCTTTGGCGAGAAGCTGCAGGGGGCGATTAACCCCACGCTGATCGCCGCAGCGCTCGGAACCGCCGCCATCGGGGTCGGCAAGGCGCTGTATGACATCGGGGCAGAGTTCGATGGCATGTCGGACACCATCCGCACAGGCACGGGCGCCACCGGAGAGGCGCTGGAGAGCCTGGAGAACAGCGCGAAGAAGGTCGCCACGACGGTCCCGACCACCTTCGAGGACGCCGGGCAGACTGTCGCGGACCTGAACACTCGACTGGGCCTCACGGGCGATGAGCTGGAGACCGTGGCATCTCAGGTCATCGCGGCCGGAGACCTCTTCGGCGAGAAGCTCGACATCAACAAGCTCTCCTCTGCGATGTCCGCCTTCGCCATCCCGGCCACGGAGACGTCTGAGGTGATGGATGAGCTGTTCCGTATCAGCCAGGCCACCGGCGTGTCGATGAATACGCTGGCTGAGTCGTCTGCGAAGGCCGCGCCCACGCTCGGCAACCTCGGATTCGACATCGAGGACGTCGCAACGTTGGTCGGACGTCTCGACAAGGCGGGGCTCAACTCGTCGGCCACCATCGCGGCCTTGGGCAAGGGAATGGTCTCGCTGGCTAAGGATGGCGAGGCGCCCAAGGACGCCTTCAACCGCGTCATCGGGGAGATCGACAACCTGGTCAAGTCAGGTGATGAGGCCGCAGCGCTCACTCAGGCCGGCAAGATTTTCGGCACCAAGGGCGCGCCCCAGTTCCTCGAGGCGCTGAAGTCCGGCGCGTTCGACCTGAACACCCTTCGAGAGTCCATCGGCGCCACGGGTGACACCATCCTCGGCGTTCAGGAGGACACAGCCGACGGCCCCGAGAAGTTCCAGATCGCGGTGAACAAGGCGAAGCTCGCGCTCCAGCCGCTTGCCGCGACCGTGTTCGATGGCGTGGCGAAGGCGCTCGACTGGATCACGCCGAAGATGGAGGCGTTCATCGCCTGGGCGCATGAGAACCCCGAGCTCATCAAGGGGATCGCTATCGCGCTCGGCGTTCTGTCCGCGGCGATCTTCGTCGCGGCCGCCGCGCAGTGGGTGATGAACAGCGCTCTGCTGGCGTCCCCGATCACCTGGATCATCATCGGCATCGGGGCGATCATTGCGGCCATCGTCCTGCTCATCGCCAACTGGGACTCCGTATGGCCCGTGCTGGTCGGGGCCTGGGACACCATCGTGGCCGCGTGGAGCGTCGCGTGGGAGTGGATCAAGGGCTTCTTCTCCGGCCTGTGGGAGAGCGTCACGACGTTCGTTGCCGGCATCCCCGAGGCGATCATGAACTTCCTGTCCGGGGCGTGGGACACCATCTCTGGTTTCTTCTCCCAGATGTGGGAGGGGTTCGTCACGTTCATCACCGGCATCCCCGACATGATTATGAACGGCCTTGGGACGCTTTGGGACCTGCTCGGCCAGACGTGGTCGGCGTCCTGGGAGGCCATCAAGGCTATCCTCTATGGCGCCCTCGTGGGACTGCTGTTCATCCTCATCGGTATTCCGCAAATCGCGTGGAAGTTCCTCACCGAGCTGTGGAACGACCTGCCGGCGATTTGGGCCGCGGTATGGAACGGCATTACGACGTTTTTCTCCAACGTCTGGAACGGCCTCCTCAACACTGCCAAGTCCATTGGGTCTGCTGTCGTCAACTTCGCGGTGAGCATGTGGAACGCCATCCCCGGCGTGTGGAACTCCATCTGGAACGGCATCACGTCGTTCTTCTCCAACACCTGGCATGGTCTCTTGAGCACCGCAAGCAGTATCGGGTCCAGCATCGTCAACTTCGTCTCCAACCTGTGGAACTCGATTCCCGGGCTGTGGAGCTCAGCGTGGAACGGCATCAAGAGCCTCGTGATCAGCGCCATGACTGGGATGTGGAACGGAGTCAAGGAGATCGGCTCCAGCATGCTCGACTGGTTCCGCCAGCTCCCACAGAACATCATCAACATGTTCAGCAACGCCGGCTCCTGGCTCGTGAACGCTGGAAAGAACATCATCAATGGGTTCCTGAACGGGCTGAAGTCCGCCTTCACCGACGTTCAGAGCTGGGTTGGTGGCATCGGTGACTGGATCGCCGAGCACAAGGGCCCGCGGGCCTACGACCTCAGGCTTCTGGTCCCGGCCGGTGGCTGGATCATGGATGGTCTTCAGACCGGTCTGAAGGGCGCCATGCCGGAGCTCGAGCGGACGATGCGGGACATCACCAACGGGGTCAGAGTCGGGTTCGAGGACCCGGCCGCGCGCACGGCCTGGAAGGTCAGCCGGGGCTTCAGCCCCGACGTCGAGCTCGGCCCCGCGGCCCCCGGCGGTGTTCAGCCCACGATCAACATCACGAACAACTACCCGCAGAAGCAGGAGGACTGGAAGACAAGGAACGACGTCGCGCAGGGCATCGCCCTGGCCCTGTCCTAATAGACTGGTGTCATGCCCAACGACACGTACTCAATTGATGGCGTCCCGCTGGATGATCCGGCGGGGCGCTGGCGACTCACGGAGAAGACCGAGCTCCCACAGTGGGGTGCGATGGACTCGCCCAGCGTCAAGGTGCCCCGTTACGACGGCGTGCTCGCCCTGGCCCCGATGGCGGCCGGTGTCTCCACGGTGAAGCTGGAGCTGATCATCCTCGGCGCGCACCAGGCCGCCGGGCTGCGGACCCTGCGCCGTATCACGGGCACTCGGTCGCTGCACACCATGGGCTGGACCCGCCGCGACGGTGAAGAGCTTGAGGCGCTGGTGCGCGTGTCGAGCTCGGTGTCTGCAAAGCCCAAGGGCATCGACGGCGACCTACTGGTCTCCTTCACCCTTGAGGCGGTCGCCGGCGAGTGGCGACGGAAGACAGCCGAGCGCGTTGACATGGTGACGAACGGACGCAAGTCCTTCCCGATCATCTCCGGCAGGGATGCCATCGCCACGCACATTGCGGTCAAGGCTGACACCGACGGTGGGTCGGTCACCGTTCAGGACCTCATCGGTGGGTCGGTCCTGAGCGTGGGCCGTGTGCCGAGCCAGCAGTGGCTCATCATCAACACTGAGGAGTGGGACATCCGAACCGTGCCGCAGGGGCGGGAGCAGACCGCCGGGGAGGACGACCCCAGCACCATGCCGGTGGCACAGAGGTCGGTGCCTACGCTGTCGATCTCGCCAGGTGGGTTCAGGCTCATGCAGCGGGACAACGGCGATGGGGCCATTGAGGTCAACGGCGGTTCCGCGATCCTGTGGTGGAAGGGGGCATACTGATGGTGAGCACCGGAAGGCCGAAGATGATGCTGCGCGCCGTCGCCTACGGCGCCTACGGCGGGGATCGCATCGGGGTGCTGCACCACGCGACGAAGATCAGCCTGACCACCTCCATCTCAGGGGTTCCGACGCTGAAGCTCACCCACACTGAGGAACCGAACCCGGCACTGGAGGAGGAGAACGAGGTCGCCGTCGAGGTGACCTTCGACGGGGGGCGAACCTGGTCCGAGCCCGCCGGCGGGCGGTTCCTCGTCCGCAAGGCCACGTGGAACCTCCTGTCCGACGGCACGAAGTCCCGCACGATCGACTGCGTGCACATCAGCGCCCGGCTGAAGCAGGCCCTCGTCTGGGAGGAGAACTTCCGGCTGCGCAAGGACCCCAACAAGCCCGCGCAGGGGAACTCCACCACAGACGTCCCAGCAGACCTGGTGATCCAGACCTGGCTGAAGGCCCAAGATCGTGGGTGGGGGCGCGGGCTCACCTTTAAGGGTGCACCTGCGGCCGATGCCAACGGAAACGCTTGGACCAAGTACCCATCAGTCAAGGGCATGGAGGTGAAGTGGACCTCCACACTCTGGTCCCTGCTCGAGAGCTTCCAGAAGATCGGGGCGATCCAGCCCCGATGGGAGGGCCGTCAGCTCGTCCTGGTGCCCCCGGTCAACAAGCCGCTGGAGTCACTGCACCCGAAGCGCTGGCCGGCTGGGCGAACCAGCGGGGGAACCAACTCCTTGTCGTGGGCGGACATTGCTACCACGGTCCACGTCCTCGGGAAGGATGGCGCCCGGTTCAAGGTGCCGGTGCCGACGGACCCCAACTTCGACCCCCGCGAGGGGCGGGAGATTTCACTGGAGGCCAACTGGGTCGAGACTCAGAGCGACGCCGCGACGGCTGCGCAGGAGGCGCTACTGGAGAGGTCTCGCCCGAAGGAGGAGATCGTCCGGGACTGGCAGGCAGATCAGCCCGGGTGCTTCCTGCCCTGGGTGGACTACAACGTCGGGGACTGGTTCTGGGTTGAGCACGCCGCGGGTCGAGACCAGTGGCTCCGTGTCAGCCAGATTCAGGTTGACTACGCTGGGGGCCATTGCTCGGGCTCGACGATCTTCGGGACCATGATCGCTAACGCGCAGACGCGGCTCGCCCAGGAGGTTGCGGCCTCGAAGCTCTCGACCGGCACCGCTGCGGCGTCCACTGCGGAGCCGGTCCGATCCCGGTCCTCTCAGTCCAAGGTCGCCCAGACACCGGCCGTGATCCGGTCCAACACGCTGGAGGTGAAGGGCACGGTCACGGACACCGGGTCAGGACTCGAGACCCTGGTGGAGATGTCATGGCCTGCGCCGAAGCTCGATGCCAGCGGTGTCGAGCTGAAGGACAAGATCGTCGAGTACCGCGTGCGCATTGCCCGCGTCCGCAACTTCGAGGTGAACGGGACCAAGGAGTGGCTCGAGGAGACTCAGCTCGTCACAACGGCGAACAAGATCGCGTGGGGGAGCGCAGAGATCGGCGTTCGGTATCTGTTCTGGGTACAGGCCCGCACTGACAAGCGCATCCCGAGTGACTGGGACGAGTCCGGGCAGATGCTCCGGCTGGGGTGGACTCAGCCGCCGACACCAGAAGCATCCAGGCCGACTGTCCAGTCCCAGACGGGGGTTGCCACGATCTTCTTCAACGGGACGACGGCGAATCGACAGCCGGCTCCGTGGTGGGCGAACCGGTGGCAGGTGTCCATCCACCAAGCCAACACGTCTGAGCCGCCCAACGGGTGGCGGCCGACGGGCAGTGTCTACGACAAGAGCATCACCGAGGCTCAGGCGGCGCTGGACCCTGGTGAGAAGTACAACTTCCGCGTGCGCCTGCTCGCGCAGGACGGCAAGCCCGGCCCATGGTCGAGGCCGTTCCCGCACACGGTGGCCTCGGCCATCGACACCGAGGCGCTGGTGAAGAAGCTCACCGGCTCACAACAGCTCATCGACGGCGCCAAGGCCGCTATCGACAAGGACCTCCGAGCGATCCGAGAAGCACAGGAGAGGCTCGCAGGGGCGATGTGGGGCGGGCAGTACCCGCCTGACGAGGGCACGCCCGGTGAGTCGCTGTGGCTCGACCCGTTCGGCGACGTGTACCAGATGAAGACCCACTACTGACCGATACGCTTGTAGTACCTACTGACAGGAGGAACCATGACCAATGCTGCTGTGACCGACGTCCAGTGGTCCCCCAACTACTCCAGCGGCCGCCCCTACGGCGACGTTGACTCCATCACGATCCACCACTGGGGCGTTGACGGCCAGTCACACCAGAACGTGGTGAACTACCTCTGCCGTGAGGACGGCAACTCCAGCGCTCACTACGTCGCCAGCGCTGGCCGAGTGACTCAGCTGGTCCACGACTACGACCGCGCCTGGCACGCCGGCCCCGGCGGCAACCCCCGCTCCATCGGCATCGAGTGCCGGCCGGAGATGACCGACGGCGACGTGGCCACCGTGATCGGCCTGATCCAGGCGATCCGCGCCGAGCACGGCCCGCTACCCATCGTGGGCCACCGGGACTGGATGAACACCGACTGCCCCGGCCGTTGGTACTCGCACCTGTCCGAGCTGTCCAACGGCTCGGGCTTCGCGGCTGCTCAGTCGCCCGCGCCGGTGGTGGACGTGAACCCCTACACCGGCAAGTGGAACAAGTCCGACGGCCAGGGCGAGCTCCGGTGCACCGGCGTCTTCGGCATGGCGACCATCGGCCGGCTTCAGCAGGTCATGGGTACCACCATCGACGGCGTGCTTGACGAGGACGGCTCTCCCGCCATCGAGAGGTTCCAGGCGTTCCTCAACTCGGCCGTGCCGGCGGACACTCAGATCGCGCTGAACGACGCCCCAGCGCTGGAGACCGACGGCATCCTGGGGCCGAACACCTGGCGGGTGTTCCAGTACCTCGTGATCGCCTGGCACCGCGAGTACCTGCCTGCCGGTTGGGACTTCGCAGACTGGGTTGACGGGGAGCCCGGCACCGCCACGATTGGGGCGCTCCAGCGCGCGCTGAACAACTCCACGTCGGGGACCGGCAAGCTCTGGTGACGCCCCGCGAGGATGGCAACGCGACGTCGCTGTGGGCGCCCCGGATCGAGGCGCCGGCCAACGGCTTCGTGGTCCACGACATCACGGTGCGCCGAGTGGCCTAGACTGGAGCCATGGCCGCACGATCGATCACTTTCATCTCGCCTGCGGCGGGTTGGGTTCAGGTCTCTCCTGTCCTGCCCGCCGCGGGCGGCGTTGACGTTACGAACCTCCCCGATGTAGCTCTTCGTGAGACCCCTGGGCGAGGCACCTACTCCATCTCCTGGGACGATGAGGGCTGGAACGACTGGTCCGCCTCGGGCGCTGTCAGTGACGGCGGCTCGGTGCAGACCACCAGCGACCTGACTCCCGCCGGCATTCAGGCAATGCTCGAGGCTTCGGCCGCGAAGACCGCGGCGAAGCCGAGCGGTGGCGCCGGTTCACCTGGCCCTGCTGGTCCGCCTGGGCCGGCGGGGCCTCCTGGGCGCCCCGGTGACGCGGGTCCCAGCAACCTGATGGTGCTGGAGAGGATTCAGCCGGTGCCGCCCGGAACGCCGGCTAACACCGTCCTGGTTCGGAAGGCGGTCTAATGGCTGACTCCGTTCTTCCCGCATTCGGGAGCTGGTGGCAGTCAGCCAGCCGCATCGTGGCAGATGGCATCACACTGCCTGCGGGCGCCACCTCGACGCCTTATGACAACAACGCCGTCCCGGTTGGGTCGAAGCGGTGGAGTGTCGAGCTTACGTACACCACCACCGCTGCGGCGACTCTCTCGATCCGGCACAACCACTTCAACGCCGCCAAGTCGAAGATCAGGCAGACGGCGATTGACGACTTCCCGCTCTCGGTGGGCCGCCTCGTCACGCGCCGTATCGACTTCCTCCTGTCTGACACGGATCAGCCGAACTGGCTTCCGTCGCTCGGCGCGGTCGGTGGCGATATCACGATCAAGGCGGTCAGCGTCTACGAGACTCCGGCGCCTGCGGGCCCCGCTGTCACGGTGTGGGACGGCCGCAAGGAGGTCCCAGCCACCATCACGGTGTGGGATGGGAGCAAGGAGGTCGCCTGCAGCGTTGAGGTCTTCACCGGCTAGACTGGTCCTCAGCCCACAAGGCCGAATGGAGGAATCATGCCTGGAAAGCACTCATCTGGTAAGTTCACCTTCACCGCGGAACAGCGCAAGGCCGCCTATGGCGTCATCGCAGCTGTCTTCTCCCTGGCGGTCGCCTATGGCGTCATCACGGCGGAGAACGCGGATGCAGTCATGCGCGCCCTGGGGCAGCTCGCTCCGGTCGCCGTTGCACTGTTTGCCCGCCACCACGTCGAGACCGAGTGAGTCCTTGGTAGGATGATCTCGTGCCCCTCTCGGGGGTCGGGTTGGGATGCGAATCGCCCTCATCGCTTAGCGGTGGGGGCGATTCGCTACGATTGGGGTTATGAACGACCAGCCCAAGATTGACGCCGCCGACATCATCAACCGCCTCTCCGCTGAGCTCTCGGCCATGACCACGCGGGCCGTGCTCGCGGAGTCACGTGTCGCCGAGCTGGAGCGCGAGCAGGCTGAAGGCGGCGCTGAGTCCTAATGGGGAAACAGCAGACATCTCCCAAGGGGAGCGTGTGGGCCGAGGTCGAGGACGACCCAGCCCTTTCCTCCGCAGCCAAGCTGGCGATCGCCACGCTTCAGGCCGCGGGGAAACTGCCCGTCGGGACGAACCGCATCATCGACTCGGGGGCTCTACAGGACCCGGCAGCGCAGACCATTGCGGCCGGCGTGGGGCGCTTCCTCAAAATCGAGGCCAACCAGATCATCGCCAGCAACGCCAACTTCGACGAGGCGGTGGCGAAGAAGCTGTGGTCGCAGATCGTCACCGCCAAAGAAGGCACCTTCGACAAAATCACGGCGAACATGCTCGCCGTCGGGGCGCTCGACGGCCAGATCATCACAGGTTCCACGGTGCAGACGGCCGGCTCGGGCCGGGGCCGAGTGGTCCTAGACTCGAACGGTCTCCGCCTGGTAGGCGCTGACGGGTCGGCCGACACGTTCCGCATCGACGCGAGGACCGGGGACATTGACATCACCGGCCGCCTCATGTCGAAGGACGAGTGGTCCTACACCCGGTTGTCGGACATTGGTGTGGCGGGCGGAGGGGCGACCAAGGTCCGATACGGCATGGGCCTGGTCCTGAACAGGTCGGTCGCACCCCTGCGGTACCCAGGTGGGATCATGCTCAAGCAAAATGAGCGCGGGGAGCTCCAGACCGTTGTGGCCCCTCCGTCCTCCGACTTCGATGTGTCCGGTCACTTAACGGTCGGAAACCGGGAGATCGGGTGGGGCGGAAACGCCGCCGCCTTCACTATCAACGGCGGGAAGATCGACTTCCAGGTGAACGGCCGCACCCTGGAGATGTACGTCGGTCAGGCTGGAATCTCCTTCCAGAACGCGCTCAACAACACCCGGATCGTGGCTCAGGGCCAGCGGAACGGGGCGTTCTTCTTCGCCGGCGACCGATACACCACAGACAACGGCGTGCTTGCCGGCTGGGACCACTGGCGCATCTCCAGCGTCGGGGGCGGCCGCGACCTGGGGTTCGCCTCGGGGAGCAACGCTGGTACGTACATGTGGTCGAAAGCCAATGGCAACTACGCCTGCATCAACGGGGACGGATTCTTCACCACGGGGAAGACCAAGCGGTTCTCCATGCACGTCCCCAAGATGTCTGAAGAGCGGGGTGGCGCCATGCTTCAGCACATGGCAACCGAGTCCCCCTTCGACGGCATCGAGTACTGGAACGTCGTCGAGCTCGACTCGAAGGGGGAGGCATCCTGGGTCCTTCCGGATTACGTGCCCGCGATCGCGTCTCGGCGCGCGCCGTGGTGCGTGTTCTCGTCCTCCGACCGGGGTGCGTCTAGCGCCAGGCTGGAGCGCGGCGAGGACCAGTTCGTCGTCCACGTGACTGGCGAGCCCGGCGCGTCGGTGTCGGTGCTCGTGAAGGGTGCCCGAATCGTGGAGATCGAAGGCGCCGCAGGCGGGACCTGCAAGTGGCAGGACTTCGGGGACGGCGAGGCGCCGTGGTACACCCTGGACCTGGGGGTGGAGGGCGCGGGCCCCCACAAGAGCGGAGAGATCATCTGGTGAGGACGATATGGACCTGATTGAAATCACGCCGAACGTGGTGCCCCTGCTCACCGCGATTGTGGCCGCCGCGGCCGCGATGGGGGGCGCGTCCCTGACCCGCAGGACTCAGCGGGAGGCGAGCAAGGTACAGATTCTCGACATCACGGTCCAGCACCTGGCTGACCGGGTTGAGGCGCTGGAGAAGTCGGTCGCCGTCGCGGAGTCCCGCCGCGACGAGGCTGTGGAGTCGGAGCGGGAGGCGCACGCGGTGAAGTGGGTTGCCATCGACTACGCCGGCCGCCTGCTCCGGTGGGCTCGGGCTCGAACGGACGACACCCCTCCCGATCCGCCGGCCGAGATCGAGAAGCACATGTGAGACGAAGGGCCCGCCGCACCGATGAGGTGTGGCGGGCCCTTCAGCGTCCTGGGGTGTCAGTTCTGGGCCGGGGGCTCAGTGGAGAGGTAGACGGTGTGGGCCTCGCGGTAGCGGGGGTGGCTGGGGTCCCAGTAGGCGCGCTTGGGCAGGGGGCGGGGCTTGCCGCGCAGAGCCCGGACGACGTTGAGGATGACACCAGCGACGGCGGCGATGACGAAGGCGGTGATGGCGAGGAAGATGAGGGCGAGGAGGATCATTGGTCTGTACCTTTCGGGGTCGTGTTGAGTGGTTGGGTCAGCGGTTGTTGCGGAGCCGGCGGGCGAGCCAGGCGCTCAGGATGAGGGTGGAAATCAGGGTCCCGAGGGCGAACACCTGGGTGATCGCGGTGGGGGCGGCGGCCAGCAGCAGGATGGAGACGCAGAGCGCGAGGCCCGCGATCCAGCCGGCGAGGCTGGTGCCGAGGATGAAGTCGGTGCCCTGGTTCATGACGTCGCGGTCGAGGTCGTTGGTGTTCACAGCTTGGTGTCCTTTCTCTGGTTGAACAGGCCGGAGTCGATGTCCTGGAGGAGGCCGGCGAAGTAGTCGTAGCCGTCGTAGGTGAGATCGGGGATGACGCCGTGGGCGACGATCTCACCATCGGTGCGGATGCTGAAGGTAACGGAGTCGTTGTCCAGCACCTCGGCGTAGAACACGGAGCGGCTGAGCGGGTTCGGCTTGACGCCGACCACGTGCCCGTTCTCGCGGACCAGCTCGCCCTCGTACCCGAGGGCCATGTCCATCGACTGCATGATCTGGAGCGTGTCGTTTGCCATGGCTCAAATATATGCACGAGCACGGCGGCCACACAAGTTCTGTGACCGCCGTGCTTACGTGATGCTCGTCACCAGAGGCGCCAAGCCAGCGCGTCGCCGCCCTTCACCTCGAAGCTCAGGACGCTGGACGCCGTTGAGTCGCCGGAGATGTTCGTCCACCAGTCCGACCCACGATCTGCCGACGGGCAGGAGATCACCCACCGTCCGTCGCCGACCTGGCTCACGCCGAAGTTGTGCCAGTGCCCGTGGACCAGCACGCGGGCGCGCTCCAGGCCACTCCTGCGGCCGAACGCCTGGCCCCTGAACCAGTCACCCACCTTGGACTGCCGGCCCGCCAGATGGCCGTGTGTGAAGCCCACGGCGGTGCCCCCGACGTCCACGGTCACGGACTCCTCGTGGGGGAGCGGGCGAACGAACTCGACGTGCTCGAACCCTGGGCGGCCAGATATTACGTCCTCGACGTTCTCCGAGATCATCAGCCCGAAGTCGTCGAACGGCGCGTTGGCCTGCTTGCCCTTGCCGAGCCCAGTTCGGACCTGGCAGTGGTTGGACGGCACGGCGACGTAGACGAGCCGGCCGCAGAACGGAGCGAGCTCTGCAACCGTCTCAGCGAGGATGCGCTGCGCCACCCTGATCTGGGTCGTGAGCGCGATGTCGTTCGTCTGGGCCTGGCTGCTGACGTTCCAGAATCCCTCGGTGACGTCACCGACGTCGGCCAGGACGAGGGTGGACAGGCCGCCTTCCTGGATCGATGCCTTGAACGACCGCACGGCGCTGCGGACGCGGGCGACCGTCTCGGCCGTCCCGCCGCGGGAGCCGACCTTGCCGATCTGGAGATCTGCCAGACAGAGCACGGCGTGCTTCTCCGGGGCGAGCGGGTCCCGCTCCCACACCTCGGGCTCACGGCCGAACACCGGAAGCAGGTCGTCGTAAGACAACCGCTTGGCCTCGGCCATCTCGACGGCGCCGGGCTTCCACGTGATCTTCTCGTATGAGCCATCGGGGAGGCGGATGGTCTTCCCCCGCTGCACGATGGCATCCACGGGGACGTCGTTGAAGAACGCGTCGTGCCCCTGGTCTGGGGCGCCGCGGCGCTTCAGCTTGGCGCGGTGGCGGCGCACCGACGCCTCGGAGGTGCTGAACTCGTCCGCGATCTCCTGGTTGGTGCGCTGCTGCTCGCGGGGCAGCAGGTCGTTGGCGATGATCGCCTCATCAAGCGGGGTCAACGGGCGACCCCCGCGATCTCCCGCAGCTCCGCTGGGCGGTAGCCACTCAGCGTGCGGACAATAGTGCCTGACTCGTCACGGACCTCGACGATGGGTGCTGAGGTCATGCCGAGCGCCCGAGCGTTATTGAGGACCCGCTCAGCCTCGGGGCTACCGTCGTCGAGAGGGCGGCTGACGTAGGGGGCGCCGAGCTTGTCGAGCATCCTCATGGTGAGTCGGCAGGGCTGGCAGTTTGGCTGGTGAAAAACGGTGATGTGCTTCATGTATTCTGAGGTTAGTCGTGCTTGCCGGCAATCTTGCAGATTCCCCGGACAAGCTTGGTGGTTGCGTCGGACAGCCGGGTGTGGAACCGGGCTACCCCGATCTCCCGCCCCCGGTCGAGGACGATGATGGCGTTACGCGCCCGGTTGTAGTCGAGGGCCACCTCGCGGCTGATCGCTTCAGCTCCGCCATCCTCGGCAGAGCCCCCCATCGCTTCGGTGATGCGAGCTCGCAGGGCCCCGGGGAGCAGCCCGGCATCGGCAAGGGCGAGAACCTCACCGATGGTCCACTCGGGGCGTCGGGCGAGGCGCTCAGACAGGTTGCCTGCCTTGGCGCCGAGCGGGTCGGCGATTCGCTTCATATCCCGCTGGTAGTACTGGCCTCGGTGACAGGCGAGGTCTTCTAGGTGGTCGCAGATTTCTGCGGTGGCTCGCTCGTCCTGCTCGACGGCGAGCGTGCTGAGTTGGCGTCTCACTGGGAAACCACCTCCGCGAAGTCCCGCGCGAACCAGTCCGCTGCCTTGCTCGCGAGGCCACCACGCCCCGTTCGGGAGTAAGCGTGAATGCGACCCGACTCCGTGGTGGTCCGGCCAGTCGGTGACCACTCAATCGCTCGCAGGTGCCAGTCTCCGCGGTTATCCACGCCGAAGCTCCTTGAGACGCGAGTCCCGTCCCTCTTCTCGTCGAGGAAGGCGCAGACGCTCTTCGGTGTGACGCGGACATCCTTGACGTGGGTCGGGAGCACAGCCCGGAGTGCCTTCTCCATCTCCTCGGCAAAGTCTTCGATGATGGCTGGTGTCGCCATGGGTTTCCTCCTTGGTTGGGTTGTGCAAATCGTATGCAGATGTTCTGCGGCTAGTCAAGTTCGTCGGCGTCCGTGAGCTTTCGGTAGCGGTCCACGACGCCGCCGGCGGCGCGCAGGTGCAGGCCCGGCGCCCAAGGCAGGTCGGAGCTCATGATGTCCCGGACCTTGCGGAATGCCTCGATGCCGGCGGCGGACGGCTTTCCCGCCGCGTAGTCCCACCACTCATCCGGCCCCTTGATAAGCACCTCGTCGTGGACGTGGGCCACGATCTCGAAACCGGCGCGATCCAGGCGCACCATCGCAGATGCCAGGCAGTCGCGGGCCACGGCCTGCACAAGGTTCTCCGTCAGGCGTCCACCGAACGTCTCAACGGCGATGCCCTGGCGCGCGTCCCAGAACGCCACCGAGGGGCGCCCCCATCGGTCCTGTGTCGCGCGGATGCCCCGGTAGATCAAGGTTCGGCCGCTCGGAAGCAGCATCCGGCGGAAGGCTCGACCGAAGGAGTCCTGCCCAGCGACGATGCGCTCTCCGCCGGTTCGGAACTCGCGGCCGAGCTGGTCCCACAGCGCCGTGATGTGGGGGTTCGCTCGGCGCCATGCGTCCACCTGGGCCTGAAGCGCCTCGTCACTCGGGACGTCGCCGGCGAACGCCCTCAGACCGTTCGGCCCCGCACCGTAGCCGCAACCGAGCAGCGCAGTCTTCCCCTCCTGCCGAGTCATCTCGTGGCCGACGGCGGAGCTCATGCGCGATGCCGTCTCGACGTAGAGGTCCCGCTTCGCCTCGTAGGCGTCGAGCACCCACTGCTCGCCAGCGAGCCAGGCCAGCACGATGGCCTCAATCGAGGTGTAGTCGCAGACGATCAGGGGGCCGGCAATGACCGAGCGCACGCACGCCGCGACCTCGGTGGGGCTGACGGTCTCGCCGAGCAGGCACCTGTCGAGCACGTCGTCAACGGTCTCGCCCTTGGGCAGCTGCTCCCGGGGGAGGTTCTGCGGCTGGAAGCCACTTCCGCTCCAGCGGCCAGTGTGGGCGCCGAGGTATCGGAGAGTCCCGCGGGCTCGGTCTCCGGCGCCCCGCCGCAGCTCAGCCGCCGCGAGCTTCTTGCCCGCGACACGGGCCGACGCCACCCGCAGCTCGGCGACTCGCCGCACCTCGGCCGGCAGCGACTCGTCCGCAGCCAAGGGCTCAACGGTCCCTCGGCGCAGATCAGGGAGGCTGAGCCCCTTCGACGCGAACCACGTGTGCAGCTGCGCCGTGCTGTTCGGGTTCGACAGGCCGGTGATCCGCTTCAGCTCCACTGCCTGAGCGCGCACGTTGTCGTCCTCACAACGCTGGAGCGCGTGCAGCAGCTCGACGTCGAGGGGCAGGCCAGTGTCCGTGATCTTCTCGGCGGTGAGCTCGACGGCGCGCTCCAGCGCTGAGGGGGACAGGCCGATGGCCTGCCACTCGCGCTCCAGTGCTCGGTGAACCTGTCGGAGAACCTCGACGTCTTGGACGCCGTATGCGCGGAACTCGGCCCAGCGCCCGGGGTCGTCGCTCGGCACGCGGCGGCCGCCGCGGAACGTCTTGGTGGCCGGCTGCGGCTTGGCGAAGCGGTTGATGAGCAGCGTCCCGGCAGTGTCCTTGTCGTCGCACTTCAGCGCCCTGGCGAGGCTCTTAAGCGAGCCAGGGAGGCCAAGGAGATAGGCCCAGTGCATGGTGTCGATCCACTCAGCGGGGTCGAGGTACGCGCCGGCGGCGCGGCCGTGGGTGTACGCGCTGACCTGGATGCGGTCGAACGCGGCGTTGTGGGCGACCTTCGTGACCCGGGGGTTTCTGACGAGGGTGATGAACTCCTTCCACAGCGCCGGGTCGTGGCCCTCGGTGGTCGGCCCCTCGGTGATCTTCACGGGCTCGTCGTCGAGCGCCCACATGGCGAGGGTGATGCACGCCTCGGGGCTCTCGGCGTAGCGGTGCGCGCCGGCCGAGATGTCGATGTCAGAGTAGGTCTCGGTGTCTAGGTAAAGGGTTGGCATGACTACAGAATATGACGACCCCCTCAGGTCCCGCAAGTTCTGCGGCCTGAGGGGGTCGTCACTCACTCATCCCCTAGTCTCTTCAGCTCCCTGTCGATGTACCACCTCGCTTTCTTCAGGTCCTCGATGGTCTTCATCGCGTCCTTACGCCCCGCTCGGGCGATGTACTTGACCGCGTTCCCGCGGTTGAAGTTCAGGTTCTCCGTGATGTCGATGACCTCGGCGCCGTTGGACCATCCCTCGGCGTAGTGGCTGGGGTGGTTCACCGAGTCACGTGCGTCTCGGCCCATCGTCTTGCTCCTTCAGTTGTGTCGATCGTGGTGACTGGGTGGCCCATGGCCTCGAGATGCCGGTGGACCATCCTCTGCGACCCCCTCGGCGTCTCGCCGGGGGCCTTGAGCTCGACCAGCCTCATCTCCCCGTTCGGCAGGAGGATCAGCCGATCAGGCAGACCGCGCATCGTGGGGGCTAGCTTGATCGCTAGACCCCCGCGGGCGCTGACCGCTGCGATCAGCGCCCGCTCAACGGGGGTCTCGGGTCTCACAGCAGGCCCGCGAGGGGGTCCTCGACGGCGCCCGGCTGGCTGGCCGACGGCTGAGCGGGTCCGAACAGGCTTTCGGCCGAGGCGGCACCCCCGCCGAAGCGCTCCCCGCCACCGAGAATCTGGACCATCTGGAGCCCGAAGGAGACTCCCTTGGACCCGTCCACCTCGTAGGCGAAGGCACGAACCGCGACGCGGGCCTTCTGGCCGCCGTAGACCTCCTCGGCGATCTTCTCGTCAGAGAAAGGCAGGAGGTCAGTGCCCACAATGGGCACTCGGCGGATCGAGGAGGCGTTGAAGGTGATGTGGCCGGCCTGTCCCTCGTAGTCGCTATTGTCGCCGTCCTTCAGCGGGGTGCGCAGGCTCTTCGGGACCTTGGTGCCCCACTTCTCGGCGGCGGCCTCGCGGACGGCGGCCTTCAGCGCCTCGATGGTGGCGGTGTCGCTCTTGGGGACCAAGACAGCAGTGGAGACCTTCGGCTTGCTGTTGCCGTTGCGGGCCTCCAGATCAGCCAGGTGGGGCCAGGACAGGGTTGCGGGGCCAGTGGTGACGTTGACGCTCATGTGTGTTCCTCTCGGGGTATGTGGTGGTCTTGGTTGGGTTCTGGATCAGAAAATCCAGGGGTAGCGCTCTCCGCGCTGCTTGGCGCGGTAGTAGTGCCAGATCGTGATAATAATCAGCCGGACACCTCCTTTCTGTGTCGTCGCTCAAACTTACCTGCCCAGCGCATTGCTGTCTGCGTGGTGACTCCGACCTCACTAGCGATCATGGGCCACGGGAGGCCCAGCTTGTGGAGCCGGTTGAGCGCCCGGCGGCGCTCGGTGGTGAAGCGGGAAAGGCTCGCCTCCTGCTTCTCGATCAGGTTGCGGAGGTTGTCCACCTCCTTGCAGATGTCGTCGTCCATGGCTCAAATATATGTGGCGTCATCCGAATCGGTCAAGTTGACACCCCCGTGTTCCTCATCACTCAGGCCGAGCGTGGTGAACACCGTCCGCTGGATGTCCGCCTTGCGGCCCAGCGCGTCCAAGATCGCGGAAGCGATAGACGGCTCTCCGCGGTCGTACACCGGCACGTTGAACTGGCAGGACACACGCTCCGCCGTCTGGCCTGGCCGGGCGAGTCGGGCGTTGGCCTGCTCCCACAGCTCCAGCGACCACGGCAAGCAGGACCACACCAGCGACTCACCCCCGAACTGGAGGTTGAGCCCGTGACCCGCTGACGCCGGGTGGGCGATAAGCACGTCAAGGTTGCCGGCGTTGAACGCCGCGCGGTCCTCGGCGCGCTTGGCCGAGCCGATGCGCATCTCCCGCAGCTGAGCCCGCAGATACGGCCCCTCATGCCTGAACCACGTCATCACCAGAACGCCGCGGCCAGTGACCTTCCGGCGAGCGCGCACGGCCGAGGCCGTGTAGTCCAGAGCCGGCCGAATGCGGTCCACCTGAACCAGCTCGGGCTCAGCATCGGGGTCGAGCGGCGGCCGGTACCAGATCGCCCCAGTGGTGAGCTGGTGCATCAGGTTCGCCACGGCACCTGGCCCCGACGTGTAGACCTCGCGCCCGTCGGGCAGGTGCGTCACGCCGTCGGCGAGCAGCTCCCTGCTCATGCGGACCGCCTCGCACCCCATGGTCGGGGTGAGCGCCTGGTAGTCCACCTCGGGAAGCACGAGCCCCTCGCCGGCCTCGGCGTATCGCATCACGTCGGACGCCTTGCGGATAAGCCGCCGCATCGCCCCGGGGCGCGGCTCGCGGCCGACTCGGGCGCCTGTGGGGAGCATCCGCCCCTCGGTGAGGTACTCGTCCCGAGCGCGGGTGACCGTCTTGCCGAGGCGCTCCCCCCGGTCGAGCATCCGCACCAGCGACCACACCCCGATCGGGTCATGGCCTGGGGTGCCGGTCAGCAGCCACAGCCGATCGGCCGCAGCTGCTAGCTCCCGCAGCGCTCGGGCGCGCTGGGACTCGCCCCGGCTCGCCGAGGGGGTCATGTACCCGCTGGCCTCATCGACCACCACCGTGCGCCACACCGTGTCGCTGAGCACGGCATCCCGGATCGAGGCGCTGGAGAGCACCACGACGTCGGCCAGCGTGTCGGCTAGGGCGGCGCGGCGCTTCGATGCCGGTGTGCGCGGGGCGGCCTCTACGACGAGCGGGATGCTGCGGCGCTCGGCCTCGTCAGACCATGTGGACTCACTGACCGTAGGTGGTGCCAGGACGAGGGCCGGGAAGGCGTCAGCGGACAGGTCAGCGAGCGCGCGAAGCGTCGTCCACGTCTTTCCGGTACCCATGCCCGCGATGAGGAGACCCCTCGGGTGGCTGACGAGCCATTCCCGGGACGTCTCCTGCTCCGGCGTGAGCGCCTGGGTCACAGCGGGAGCCCCCTCCGCACGAGGCACGCGACCATGCCGAGGTTCAGCACGTCATCACCGTCAGGCAGGCCGTCGGTGCGGTGGGCGAAGTCGCCGAGGCACAGCAGCAGCTCATCGGCGCTGGCCGTCTCGTCGGCCGCGCAGCACTCGTAGGCGACGTGGGCCAGCTCGCCCTGGGAGCCGATGGGGTACCCGAGGCTGCGGTCGATCTCGCGGCACAGCACGAGGGTCGCCTCGCAGACCGATGCGACGCGCTCGGCGCTCGCCGGCTCCTCGCCCTGGTCGAGGACTAAGCGGAGCAAGGACGTCAGCACCCGGGCCCTCTTCGCTGCACGCATGTGGCCATAGGGGATGTTGCTCAGCTCAGCGGACGACGCCCGCTGAACCATCTCAAATGTTGGGTTACTCATGTGCCCAAGCATAGAATCGGCGCCCCCCCCCCCCCCCCCACCCGCGCGCGGGCGCGGCGTGTGCTGC